AGCGCCACAATTTGCCGGTTCACCCCTACTGTCAGTTCCTAACTTTCAGTTCCTCTAGTGATGGTCACCACCCCAAAAGAGCACGGTAGTGCTCTTGACAGATCTCGTTCTGTTGACGCTAGATTTTTATCTGGTACTAGTCCATACTGTCTCTCTTACACAGCCAGAGCATTTGTTATAGTGTTAATTTCATTTCACTTTCCAGGCGTCCCTGAGCTCTTCAGAGCTTAGCTGTTACGGCCATGTTCGCAACATGAGGAAAATAATCCTTACTAGCCGACTTCCAAGTAGGTAGTTTATCCTCTTCGGAGTGTATAGTATTACGGGCTATACACCGGGTGAATTTATGTTTTCCCAAACAGCACTTCCTGCACAGGTAGTTTAACGTCTTCGGACGGCACTTTCACTCGTGTACGTAGTTTTACGTCTTCGGACGCACTAAGTTTAAGTGACAATAACACTATCAATTTGCGTCACCACCAAATCAGCTGTACCAGCTGGTAATGTGGCTCCGGACAAGTTAATACCAATGTTTGATGCACTAAGTAAGTTACTCACAACCATTGTTGTAAAAGTCCATATGCCTGTAACACCACCAGTTTGTGGAGCATTGACAGACGGACTAGTGCCAAAGGTCACATTAACATAGGAGCAGTTGACAAGGGAAACAGATGGATTGACAATTGTAGCACTAATACCACTAATACTTAGGACCACTAAATAACGCGTCAGTGGTTGCGCAAGGAAAGAAAAACCTGCATTGGTCACTGTGACACTGAGTGTGCCAGAAGGTGTGCCAGCAGAAGTGGTGCCAAAAGGATTGGTACCATTCGCACCGGTACGATAACCATGATACGACAAAATATCTCCACCAGTAGTTTCTGGTAGAACTGGTTTCATGAATTCGACACAATAGCTAACCCACAGCTCGCCTAAGGCTTGCACTGGATTAGTTTGTGTGGCGAATTGAAAGTTGCCATAATCATACAATCTAAGATCTTGATTAGAGGGCACCGCTCCTGATCTAATGTACCTTTTAGGAAAGGTTGTAGAATCAGTTGCACATTCAATTCCATGCATCAATCCAAGCGTTGGCTTGACTGACACAGCGAATTCAGCATTTTCCATTTGTTGTTTCGTGGTGTACAAAGGGACATCGGCGTTATAATTCGTTGACATTATAATCACTCCAGGTGCCCCAGATGTAACAAAATCAGTGATGAGTGGACGAAATTCGAACACAACACCATGAAACTTATACTCCTGGTAATTCTCAGCCACGGTGGCTAACCAAGGAAAAGTTTGCTGCAACCCAGGATTTAGTGGATAACTGGTATTATTGAACCCAGCAGTTCCTTGGATATCACCAAGGTACTCTCTATGGCACACAATATTCGTAGCCGCAGTTGTACTAAATTGGGGAGTTTGTTTTCCATTTGTTAAAACATTGTAAGATGGTGGTTGGCCGGCTAAGGTATAGTCACCGGATCCAAAAATAGAACCAATGCCTGTACCTAACCACTTACCAATACCACTACCAATGGATGAATTACCGAACATACCACCTAGTGATCGTCCAATAATTGCACCAGTATCGGAAAAGGGAGTTGATTTCTTCTTCTTCGACATCTTTAATTTCTTCACTTCATCAGATAATTGAGAGATCCTGGCAGCCTCTGATGTTGACTTACCATTCTTTTGTTTATTTTTCTTTGTCATTGTATTGGATACCGCACGACAAAACGGGACTGTTCATCTTCATCAAACCATTGGGAGCTCCGTGCAGTCTCTTGGCATTTTGTTTAGCACTCTAATGAGTTTTGGGCTATAATTGATGAAGACCCAATTTACGCATATACGGCGATTAGCGGGTTTTAACGAGTTTTCCTTCTCGTGATCCCGGCTATTCAAAGAGGTAAGATGGCGAATCTATCCAGAAAATTGCCGGTAGTCAACGTGGTATTAGAATAATGACTCTCAAGCGCTAACTGCTCCTGAGGTGTAATGCCAAAAGCCAACCAAAAGGATAACCTACTTTGGTCTGATGGCGGTGTTATCGACCTTTTCATGCCCATTGATAGACGGAAGAAACCTCCATCCATTGTAGGATCATGTAATGGTTTAGCACCACAAGAGTTACGCTTATACATACTATAGTACTCTTGCAAAACAGGAATACCCGATGTCAAAGCTAAACCCCCATCACCAATAGCAGCCATCCACATGCGTTTGATAAACAAATTGTCAAGAGGTTTCAAGGCTACAGCATCTTTACTGATGCTGAGTCGAGGTTTCCTCACCATGGTATAGCCACCATCACTATCAAACACGGGTTGGGATTGACAAAACTCTATTTGCTCAAATACGTACACTGGAGGTTCAATTACAATTATAAACCCGGCTCTGTAAAACCAGTTGGCCAACTGATCAAATTTGTACATATCTGACTTTTCACATATAATAACACAATCATCTCCATCATTAATCAAATCAGCTTTAAGACCAACTGATTCGAAATAACCATAGATGATACCACACATTATCAACACATTTCCACATGAGGTATTACTATCCCCTGAAGCACGACCATGCTTATTAGTATATTTCAACCTTCCATCAGCTGCTCTTGCCCGACCAGTATTGTTGCGTTGTAGCTTCATCAGCCTCTTCAAATACTTATCACAAGGATAATAATAAGAGTAGTTTCCGGCTTCCCATTTTAATGCGGAGCTTGAAACATGCCGATCAAATTTACTTGCATCAACACCTAATGCAACCGGGTGCATATACTTCAACCACTTCTCGTGAAGCATATTACCTCTTTGTTGCATATTATAAGTTTTAAATACTGTATGTGATCCAAAAATGTCATCGATATTTTTATATATTAACTTTTCTATAGGCTTAATA